CTATTTACGAGCAGAAGGCATGATAGAATTATTATTTTGCGAAACATTTTTAGGAACCCTCCTCACTTCAAAAGGATACTTACCAGAATCATAATCTAAAGGCAAATTAATAGTTGTGCCATCAGGTCTAAGGCCTGTACACATAGTCTCTGTACAAGCCACATACTTCACATAAATAACATTATCAGAAGTAGAAATACGCTCTGCTGGCTCATCAGATTTATGTGAAAGATTAGACAGTGGAACGCCATCAACACTAAGCCGCCAGCCCACAAAAGCAAAACAAAGAACAGTCAAAAGTATAGAGAATTGAAGTTTTCGATTTTGCCAAATGCTGATATACTTCACGGCCTTATCATTAGCATCTTTTTCTGTACTAGCATAAAGACCATAAATAGATTTATCGTCCTTACGATTGTTTTTGAAAGCAAAATCAAGATAGATGTTAGAACCACGATAAACAAATTCTTCATAACCAGTACGAAAACCAAGTTTTCCCCGCACAAAAATATGTGTCTCATGAACACGATTTCGAAGCGGTTCCCAAATGTCCTCGATTGATTGCGAAAGCAAAATAATATCATGGCCCGAATGACCACACATAGAAAGAAACGAACGAAAAAACTTTAATTCTTTCCAGTTCTCCGGAGAGAGCCATTCATGGCATTCATCAAGAACGAGAAGAGAATTTTTTTCCTTCTGCAACTGTTCTACAACAGTTTGAAGGCCTTTCATATTCATTTCAGGAGGGAAAAGATAAAGAGCCTTTCTTGTTTCAGCAGAAGTAAGGCCCAAGTGATGGCCCAACAGCATAGGATCGAGGCCAGCAATATTAGTATAGACCCTACGACCTTTCAGAATAAAAGGAATGATATAATCAGAAATAACGGAAAGAGACTTTCCAGAACGCGGGAGACCTGTATAACCTATTATCATCTGCGATACCTATATTCAAAAATGGAAAGAATTGCAGACGCAAGAGAATGAAGCATTCTCACATCAGAACCAATAATAGGCCTTTCAAAAGGTTTTTCTTTATCAGCAGAAAAAACACCGTCAACCTTTTGCAAATAAATAATCTTTTTTTCTTCCATAAAACCTCACTCAACAAAAAAAACGGCACGGCTCTCACTCCCACCCCCTAACCCCACCCCCACAAGGGGGGCAGGGGGTGCGGGAGTGAGGAGCCGCACCGGAAGTCATCACCGGCCCTTCGATATCAACGCGGACACACCAGCGGAGGACTGAACCGCTGAATAAATCCTACCCACCACAGAACGGATGAGGTTAAATATCGGTATGGAGATGATGATAAAAACGAATTTATGAATACGCAACATTGCCAAGACATTTATCATGCCATCAGGCAAACCAGAAAGAAGTTGACTAAACTTTGGAAGAGTAACACCTGTAAAAGCCATCGCATAAGAAATAGCATACCACGTAGCGGAAACAGCCTTTGCAGACATCCAAGAGAATAAGCCTTGGCCAAGACCGAGAAGCCTTGGCAAGAACTCACCAAGTGCCAAGACAAGTAAAACACCGAGCTGTGAAAAAAGAGTGAACGCAATCCCTTTAAGAAGCCAAAGACCGAACGTCTTAAGAGCGGTACGAACAGCAAGACCACCTACAAAACTTGATAGCAAGGCACCTAGGCCAATAACAGGAAATGGCATATTTAAGACTCCCGGGTAAGTTTAATACCCATAAAGAACATAACCCAAGCTCCGAACTCGATACAAACACCCATCCAATAGAAAAGATGATGACCAGCTAGATTAAAACGGGTGTCACACACATCCATAGTACAATCACCATTTAAGACTTCACAAGGATTTAATGAAAGAGATGTAGGACAATATGCGTCCGCATCCGTGAAAGGCATATCAGTGGCAGTACGAAGACTTGTAGCGAATGCTTTTGCAGAATCCCCCACAGCCTGAACAGCCGCTAAATGTGTAGCATCAGTACCTAATGCAGAATCGTAAAAACTAGCGGGAACCCCCGTCCCTGTAGTATCAAGAGCATCGGCGGTACCGTCACCGTCATAATCAGAGCCATAGCCTTCCCCATCGCTTGCTATACCACCACCCGCTACAGTGATGGTGTCATTACCAGTACCCAAACTGTCGCCACCTTCTATACCATTGATTGCTTGAGTCATTGAATCACCCCACTTCTCAAGGGTACCTATGATATCACCAGTATTTTCCCCATAAGCATCTATAAGGGCTTGAGAGCTCGCTTCTATCTGCGATCGGATAGATGTTCCATTTGAATTTATCGCATTCACAGAGCCGTTATGTTCACTTGCTGATTGAGCCGCTAAATCAGTAACAGCATCAATCACACCAGTATCAGACTTAGGAATATTATTAATAGAATTTTGAATACCCTCTAATTGAGTATTTACACTCCCCATTCGACTAGTAATTTGAGTAATCGAAGAATTCACAGTACGCATGTAAGATGCGAACTCACTATTTCCCATTGAGCCGCAAAGAAGCGAAACGCCAAGATTATTAGCCATTCCTTTAATGTCATTGCAATCACCCAGAGAATAGCCAAGGCCCCTCAACGCTGAATCTATTTTGGCGTTATAAACTGAATCGTTATAAATACCATTCGTTATTAATTCCCGGACCAATGAATCATTATAATCCCCCAGAGAATCCCCGTACGTCTCGGTAGAACTCGCTGAAAGGCTTTGAGCGGCCCAAGCTTGGAACGAATGCCAAGCCGAATCTTGAGAAGCAGAAGCAGTCGTTTTAAGAGAATCAGGAATCTTTTGCAAGATCGAGTCTAAAACAGAATGCGATTGATGATTATATGAATACAAAGAATCCTGAACACGGTCAGCAATCCCCGTGATATTTGTGACAGCATCCTTTACCATATTAAAGCCGGAAGCTAGCAGTTTTTGTAAGCTCCACACATCCGAACGCCAAGCCCAAGGGCTATCTTCCTCCATACCCTGCGCTGAATCAGGATTTCCGCCAAAACTGTACTTAGTATCATCCCAAGTACCAGGCGAAGAATGAGTACTTGGATAATCACCACCAGAACCACCATTAGAGCCGGAGCTATTACCAGTTTCAGAACCAGAAGTGCCGCCTGTAGAACCGGAAGAAGTACCCCAAGGAGAAGAAGTACCCGATGAATTAGAAATAGGAGTACGAGAAGAAGAAGAAATAGAAGATTCAGAGCCCGATGAAGAACTATAAATGGATTTACAATAATCAGCCGCCACCGCACGATTAGAAAAATCAGCCGCCCGAGCCGCTGAATCAGCCAAAGAATAAATAATAGAGGCAGAAACATTTGAAGGTAAAGAAGCCGTCTCCACACTCGCATAACAAGTAATAGCATCACAATAATAAATAGATGCATTAGCCCCATCCAATGGCGTAATACCAGTAGAACTCAAAGTACCATACTGACAATAATAAGCTTGTAATTCAGTACTAACAGAACAAGTAGCATCCCAACACCAAGCATCATACGACTGAATAAGAGGTACATTCGTTTGAATAGCGAAATAACCATTTTGACACCACGAATTCCCAACAATAGGAATACCATTCATGGATGGAACATTACTAACAAGCTGATCCGCATCAGAACGCAAAACACATTGACCTAATGTATTTGTAGTATAACAAAATTCACTCAAAGGAGTAGCTACAGAAGTTGAAGAATGTACAGTAGTAGAACTGGTAGGCTCACCTGCAGAAGATGTGCCACCCACAGAAGAAGATAAAGCTACCGATGAACTAGAGAGTACAAAAGAAGAACTAGATTCGGCACATACGCCTGTAGTGAGAGTGTCATCTGAACAACCGGAAATATTCAATTCATAAGATACTGCCCCGGTTGTTGAACAAGAAAAATTAAAACCTTTACATTGCAACATGCAATCATTTTGAACATCTATAGAATCAGCTTTAGCATCGTTAGAAGTACAACCATTGCACGAATATTTTACGCAATATGTCCAAGTACCATCAAGATTTGGTTTATTAGTAGTAACATGACCTTCAAAAGTAGACCCTCCACCATTGGACTGCGAACACGCATACTGATAAGCAGTAAGATAAAGATTAGCAGAATCTAAACTTAAATCGCACTTAGAGGCCCAAATAAAAGCAGAAGCAGAATAACTATTTATTACTAGACCTAACAGAATCCATAAAATGACGAACATCACGTTCAAAGGAAGCGTTTTGTTCAGCGGCACTCGGACGATTAGCATGAACCCACCCTCCGTTTACAGAATCCCACACTATTCCTCGCTTTTTGTGAGAAGCTTCTGTAGCTAATTGAGCCGCTGTCTTTTGAGTCTCTTGAATTCCGAGCTCCTCGATGGGCCGCAGATTTAGAGCTGGCGTTTCTTGCTGTTTTTCGGGTTGCGATTTCTCCGATGTTTGTTCTTCCTTTGAAGAGCAAGAGATCAGAAATAGAAAACCAATAATCAAGAATAACTTTTTCATTTTTCACCTCACTGTATATCATAAAAATAACTCCTCACTTGAAAAAACGAAGGCCTATAAAAAAACAACCGAGAATTAAAACCGTGAGCAAGGTATAGTTTAGAGTCTCAATAGACGCTGTAACCCCTGAAAAGTCAACAGATGATGTATCAGACACCGAAGAATCACAAGTACCGTGATATGTCCAGGCACCCGAATAATTCTGGTTATCAGGATAGCCAGAGGTGTAATAATTGGTAGTCCATAATGAACCATTATAGGTACATGTAATGCCGACTTCCGAAGGAACGACACAAGCGGTATAAGTTGAACAGTCCATAAAACCTCACTCAAACAAAATCAATCCTCATCATTCTCATCATCGCTTTCATCAAATACATCGGAAAGCCACTCAGCCGCTTCTGGAGGGCGTATATCATAATCCGATAAATGAGAACCATCATATTCTGATTCTTGTTCATTGACGGGAGCTTTTAACATATTTTCATACATAGCACCCACCATATCAAAATCATCATCTTCTGGTGGTATAAAATCAAATTCATCTTCATCCATGAGAACCACCTCCACGGCGTAGAACAGGTGCAGAAGAACCACCACGGCGAATAGTTGAAGAACCAGATGAGCCGGGAGCTTTGAAAGTCAATTCCCCACGGCCATTTCTTGAGCCTGTAGGTTCATAGCCTGACACTTTCGCTATACGCATGGCCCGAATATCCGATGCTGAATAAATATTTCTACTACGTTTTCCCTTTAGAAGAGCAATGCAGATATAGATCAAAGCAAGTACTGCAAATATGGGAAGAAAATGCACAGCTACAGATGCAAAAGCAGAACCTAGATTACCCATCAAAGTAGAAGAACCAGTAGTAAGAGCATTCATTAAAAAACCTCAATAGAGAGAAAGAAAAATTTGTAGGGAGGTGTTATCCCTCCCTACAAATGATAGTAGCCTTAGGGACGCTTGATAAGCGAACGGATAAGGTACACCAATCCAATCACAGCAGACACACCAAGGATCGCAACGCCCACAAGAGCAGCATTGGATTCAAGAGTTGTGGCGAGCGCAGTCGCTTCAGTTACGAGATCAGCCATTTTTTCTACTCCTAGAAATCCTTTCCTGTTGGATTCCCGAAACGCCGGAAAGGTCGCGTTTTCGGTTCAATCTGGAATTATTCCAGAAACTTTTTTAGCGGAACATACGGAAGAGCCGTGCAATAGAAGACACAGAAAGACCAAGCATGAAAGCAAAAAATGCCGCATCCTTGAGAGCTTCCGAATAATCCGCGCCAGTCATTTTATCTGACCTCATCGGGAATCTCAAGAGATTCCCAAGAAGATACAGCATTTAAAAACGGACGATATGCCCCTTCCTTTGTAGCTCCGAATTGAAATTCAATTTCAGCCAAAGCCGGGAAAAAAGATTTTTCAGGAATTTCCCCATTAGGCAAAGGACAACGAGATGCATCCGCAATCAAACCGGCGTAAGTCTTTTTTTGATCGAGATCAAAAAGATCAACAGAAAGAAAGGTTTTGGTTTTGTCTTTTTTCCCTTTGAAGGATTCAAGACGAAGAATTAGAGCGTTCATGTGTTACCTCACTGTTTTTTAAGTCTGCCTTAGTTTTGTTTCAAGCGAACGCGGCAGAAATGTTTTAGCGTTCGCTTGTTCAATAAATATAATGACAAAATTCAATATAATGAATGAGCGAATACGTTATTTGGCGTATTCGCTCGCTCGTTGGCGAAAATCCGTGTTTTTTGAATGTCTGTAAACTTTTATTTACAGTGTGCTGCATGGAATAGGGAACCAAAAAGATCGCTTTGCTCTTGAAAGCCAAATCCTTGTTCTGGTTTTCCTACAAAACATCAAAGCTAATACCCTTCGGGCCGCGCCAAACGGAAGAAGTTTGGCACGGGCTTTGAGATGAGTTTTTCCAGAAAACGAACTTCGGAGGCCCGGCTAAAGCCGGGCTATAATGTTGATTCTCAAAAATACCCCCCCCATAATATTTTTTTGCCCTAACCTTCCCGTGATTAAGTGAGAAAGGTTAGGGCAAAAAAATATTAGTTAATCCCCCCCGCTTCTCATTTGAAAATTGTACACAAACTAAACAGAGGCCTTGTATGAACTGGAAAAAAAGAATCACAAATGAAATAGTAGATATCACGCTACTACTAATAATTATTGGATTATACCTATTTAACGTTGCCACATCTTTTATGATGAATCAAACAATAGATTTCGCAATACTAATAGCTCCAATGGTAATTATATGGTGCTATTCATGTAGTGCTATGACACGACAAGATATCAAATAAAATAGGAGAGTAATATAATGAAAAAAATCTTCAAAAAAGAAATGCTGATATGGATAGCAATACTAATAATCATAAGCATTGCGTTCACAGAAACAAAAAAGCATGAAGAATGGAAAGATGAACAAATAAAATCCATGTTCAATATTAAATAATCACATACAAACTAAAAAAGGAATTATATGAACCAGAAAAGAAATTACACACAAAGTAGCTTAAGGCTCGAATTATGCGGCCATGGACAATGGAGAATTTTTTTGACCTACAAAATGACAAGGTATAAACTCTATTGGACAAATGCCCAATTAATTGATGAATATCATAACGAAGAAGAGAGAGGAAGAGCAGAAAAAAGGCTTAGAATGCTGTGCAAATTGCAAGGAACAAAACAAAAAATTAATATGAATTATTGGCCGAATCCAATAATTTGGGAGGATGAAAAATGAAAGGTCAAAATTACAGAATCGAATTTTGCGAAGACCTCGTATACATTCCAGACCCTTTCGGAATAGACTTCCAAAATCGACAAATAGCAGAAGCTTATGCAATAAGTTCAAAAAGACCATTAAAATTATTTCTAGTCGAATACGAAATAAAAGATGGAAAAATTACCCAAAAATACACCAAAATTCTAGAAAGGAATAGATGA